CCTACCTTCTTCTGCCCCTCTTTCGCGTCTTAGGCCCTCTAATGTAGAGCTTAAACCGCCCACTTGGTTTAAAAGAGAGGATCGTAAATTCTCATTTGGGTCCAAGAGAGACGGGACATTAACGCTGACAGACCCCCACGGGGACATACCAGCACTGGAGAAACTAGGTCTAGCTGTACTGACGTTGGCGGCACCGATGCCAGCACGCGCTTCTCCCAGCTGGCCCCTGTAATTAGGGGCTTCGGCTCCTAAGTCTGCGATACTAAGACCTCCTATCTGAGAAGATAGGCCGGAAAGACCTGATTGCTGGTTAGCTAACTGCTGGTTAAAGGCCCCAACTGACGTATTATAGGCATCAGCTTCAGTCTGGTATTTAGCAGACTGTTGCCCTGACCAATCAGCCTTCTCCCTTTCATAAGTAGGAGGAGGCGGGGGCGGAGAACCGCCACCATACATTCCCATTTTAGTCTCCTTTAAGCCAGTCTTCGAATGTTTCTCCGTTATTCGAATGAGACTCTTTAAATAAATCTTCAACAACGCTCATTGCGTGATCCATGCCGCCAGTCAAAACTGCTGTAGTCCACATAACCTGTTCGACTAACTCACGGTAAACATAGGCAAACATCCTAGCTTTCCCGTCTTCTGACTTCCGCCATTTCTCACTTACTTTCCACGCCAATATGGCATTCGCCATGACGGGGAACAGGGCCACTTTGTTTTCCGCGTAAAATGGATCTAATTGTAAAGTCACCGTTGCCCTGTAAAGCAGATTCGCCATATCCAAAACAGGATCTTCCGAATCTCCATCTGCTATATTGTCCGCCAACCGAGTGATGGCGGCCACATTCATCATAAACTCCGCCGCTTGTTTGTTTCCGTTTGACCAACGGGTCAGTAATTCCCGCATTTTTTCGTCTGGGAGTGCCATCTTTATCTCTCCAAAAAATTACATTCATCTTTTAGCATTCCCCAGACTAAAGCATTTTCATTATCGGCGAAATACCGCCTTAGGCATCCTTCCTGCTTGAATCCCCACTGTCTTGCGAGCTTGACTGCTTCTTTGTTTCCTTCTCTGCAAATTGCTGATACCCGGATAACGTTCTTACGCTTGAACGGATATTCGGAAATAAATCGCAAATATCGGCGCTGACACCAACTTGAATCCCTGATGGCAATATGCGCTTGGATATCTCGTCCGGTAAATCCTGTGAAGACCACCCCACCGGCCATTCTCCCGTCAACAAGAAATCCATATCCCTCTGCGTCATCCCAAACTTTAGAGAGTCCGTTTTGGTGGGCGACCCAGTGTGCAATTTGTTTTTCATTACTTATTACTTCAATCACGAACTAATTACCGAAATTGCCAAAGAGATTTCCAGTACGTTGCCTGAAGCATTGTTGGTCACCGTGTACCCCACGGACTTTGACGACGTAGTCCCGTCTATTTCAATTGGCGTCCCAAGTGTAATTTCATTTGGTGTACTGGACACAGAATGTATTGTGCCTACGTCTACGCCACCTACCCTTACTTGGACAGAACATGTCCCAGACACCAAACGAAGGGCTATCCCGTCTATGCGTATTTTCTGTTTCCAGATGCGGGTGATGTCTGTTGACGCATTGGCCACTGTAACAATGGTGCTGTACAGGGTGTCGGTTGATAAGACAGTCGGAAGCTGTGTAAACGGAAGTCGTCCTGTACTGTCTAACTGAGCGACCCCATTTGCCGCACCCTTTTGTGTAACCGGGATGACAGAAGACAGATCTACATTTGCGTATCCAAGTGCGGTCCCTGTTGCATTTACCTGAACGAATTGAGACGCGTCTGAAGCCGCGAAACATCGTAGAATTTTAACTGGTTTGGAGATTGACTTGTGTCTAGCCATAGATCGCCGCTGGCAGGCGTAACTGGGGTAGTGCCGGACACGGTAATCTTCGTGGCAGTAGCTAAAATCGTAACTAAGCCACTTATTTTTGCTTGAGTGATATCTGCATCAGCAATTTGTAATTTGCTGTAGGGGATTTTCCCAGTTGTGGTGTCAGTGAATCCGCTTTCCAACATCAGGCCTGTGACTGCCTGACTGGAAATATTCTCTACGGTAAGGATAGTTACTAAGTTGCCGGCGGGAACATTGGAATTAAACTGTACTGTGTTCTGCGCCGCGATCAGAGTGTAGTCGTTGGTGCCGCCCTCTCGTTGAAGAAGGCCATTCTTGTAGACGTGAAGTTTCGTAGCTTCATCGAAAGTAAAGGGAAAATTCAGCTGACCAGCACCAGTAGTAAGGGTGTCAGTCCGGGTATATCCTGTTATTGACGTCGTTCTGACTTTGACAATGGTAGCAACTTGGCCGGTAGTCAGACCTGAATTAAAGGTAACCGCGCCTGTGCTAGTAGAGCCAGTAGTGGGACTTGAAGTGTAGTCGTTAGACCCGCCCTCTAACTTCAGAATTCCGTCTACCCATACGAGTAAGCTATCAGTAGCGACATGAGCATAGTCAAAAACTGTTGGCGCGTATGGAAAATAGGCGCCCCTATTTCCCCTACTACAGTACCGTCCGCTCCCTTTAGTGCCGCAATAGAAACAAGAGTAATCCACCCAGTATCAGCGTCGGCGTACGTTCCGACTCTATACTGTAAGCCCTCTGAGCTATCATTTCGTAGCTCTATTGGCCCTGCAAAAGTGCCAGTAGAATCGAATAAGATGGCCAGTAACTCACCGACTGTCTTGTCGCCCAGTTCGCCGGCATTAAGATAGCGAACGACGTTTTCAAATTCGGCGTTGATATTGCCGGAACTGCCGTAGTTCTGTGGATTCTGTTGTCGTAATCTTGCCATCACTTATTCCTTCAAAACAACAGCGAAGCCCATGATTCTAAACACCCCTGAACCGCCTGAAACTTTTAGGCGGTACTGAGCGCCCCTGTACCTAGTTTCCCATTTGCGTTCATACTGGTGTGAAAGTGGCACATCAATGAAACGGTTGTCGTCCGTGTCATCAACTTCAAAATTCAAGGCTCCAAGTTCTCTGCCGCTTTCGTCGACAGCAGTCACATCAATGGTGCCAGTCCCAGCAGCCTGTATGACAAGTGAATGAGTCTGCTTAATGTGGTTGAAATCCCCATGCCATAGCATGGGAGTGACTATGTCTACACCCGGCGTGTGTCCTAGAGTAGACTCAAGTCTATGGACCGTGTAATTGCCGCCAGGAGTGCCAATTACAAGCTCGCCACCTAAGAATGACCCACAACGAGCGTTCAGAAAATCCCCCGCTGACCATTTCGGCTGGGGTTCGGCTCCTTCTGGGTTGGTGCTTAACGTTAGTCTCTTGGCTATTTCGTCTCCCGGCTGGGGAAAGAAGATATGATATTGGGCAGTATCCTGATCCCACACGGCTGTAATTGTCTCTGGGTCTAAGACAGCATTGAAATATTCACGGTAGAGAAGATCTACCTTGTCTGACATAGAGACACTGAACACCAGAATTCCGTTGTCTTGGCTTCTGCGAATTGAATGTACACCTGACCTTGAGCAGAAAATCACATCGGTGCCGGCCTGAACTATCGTGTTGTGACTGCTGCAACCGATGTTGATTGTTGTGCGTTCGTCAATTGTCCAGAGGGTGATGTCAGGGTCTATCTGATACATTAACGCCCTGTCAGACGTAAAGATTATGACCCTGTTTTGCTCGAATGGAGAAACGCCGGTAATCTGGTCTGCTGTTCCCAGTTGATTTGCTACGTCTATATAACCGGCCCGTAAGACGTCCGCACTGGCGGGATCTTCGTCGTCAGGAAAGATCTCTGATTGGTCTACCCGGCTAAAATGAACCTGAGTCTCTCTGCCGGGGATGCCAGCTACAGCCAGCCTCCTTTGGACAGGGACGCCAAATGCCGGGTTGAGTTTGTTTAAGGCAGGCGATTCATTGGCTAGCCATGAAATGCCATCGTATCTGTAAGACGTAATGGCGCGGGCAAAGAAGTGGACATTCTGGTTAAAGACTGTGCTGCTTACACATGCATTTATTGGGTAAGCGTCGACTAGAGAATGATCTCTGTCCGAGTTAAAACTAATGCCTGACCCGGTTCTTTCAGCCCAAGCTACTTCCCCCATTCCGAAATGTCTGACATGGACTACTTTAAAGTCGCCAGTTCTATACGATGCACTCGGATCTCTGACAATCTGGCCTCGCCAATCACAAAAAGCATTCTCTAGAGTGCTTAGAGATTGCTCAGTTTTGATGTCTTGGCTTGTTAAATCCCTCGACGAATCAAGCCCTTGAAAATTCTCGTAGGCGACAATCGTAGTTTTTACGCCGTGCGGAGATTTAGGCGTACTTGCCATTAGCTACTCGCAGATTTTGCGTATGCCAGCCCGTTATATTTGCTTGTCTTGTCGCTGAAGTTTCTTTTGTTGGTGCCTTCGTCCACGATCCTAAAACGAATTTTTGTATTACCATTTAATTCATTCCAAAGATGGCGATTGAGTTGCTGGTGGTACATCGGAGCGTAGAGTTGCATCTTTTCAGACCCCTGCTGGAGCGCGTAATGATGCAGAAGTCCGCACCTGACAATGCTGTCGTTAATTGGGCGTGCGTCATGGATTGACTCGTAATAGTCCAGAACCGGATATCCGGGGTAGTATGTATGCTGACGTACGTCGTCTACGACATAGTTAGCAAATTCAATAAACATGCTGAGAACGGCGCCATCAGTAGTACCGGGACTAAAGTCTCCGAACTGGCGTAAAGCCTGTAAGGCCAGCGTCTCAAGGGGAGAATTGCCCTGTTTGATGTGGGGATTTTGCGTTGATTCTCCGGGGTCCGTCTTAGAAAGAATACGGCTGTCGGACGTATGCGCGGCACCAGTTTGTGTATGGCCGTCGTATGTGTGGTAAGGACCGGCCCAAACCTCGCCCGTTGAAAGATAGTATGTTGTAGCCATTAGTATTTCCTAACAATGCGCCCAGTGGTAAGGAAATGATGGCGCTCAAATCTTGGTGTATCTTTCTCTTCGATTTCCCATTCCAGCCTGCCGCTAGAGAAATTCCTAGTCGGACGAATCCCAGCGCAATCAAACATCGCCGGTTCCTTTTCCCTGCTTTCGTAATGACGATAAGTAACTTCTGCGAGAGTAGGGGGCTCTACTGGGGTAGAGAGAGCATATGTTGCCTCTATTATGTCTTCATCAATTTTCATATTCGTCTCCATGG